TCCCGCCGTATGCGGTCGAGGTGACGGTACTGAACAGGGCTGCGAGCCCGGCAAAGCCCTGAACACCGCCGACCACATCGTTGAGATAAATGCCGGCACCCATCTTCTTCTTGATGGACTTGTTCATGTTGGCGAACTTTGCCGCAACCAGATTGACGATAGCCGCCTCGCCGTTGTTCTGTACGCGGTCGGTCAAATCCACCGTCTGAGCTGCGAAGTAGCCGCCCCACGGGAAATAGGCCTTGTTATGGGTTTCGGTCTTGGTCGTCGGAATGACGGTGGTATTACCGTAAACGCCGGTATGCGCGGCCCCATGCTCCAACGGGCAGTCAACATATTTACCGCCGTCTGCAGAGCGTTTGCTGTTCATGAGCTTCATGAGCAGTGCATTGGTGGTGAAGTACACGTCTGTAGGCTGACCGAGTACGTAAGTGTTCGTCAAAGCATTAAGTTCGTCGATTGTAAAAGCCATGAGTTACCTCTTATTGGGCTTTGGCCGCCCGCATCGCCTGCAGAGTCTGCATCATTGCTGCGGTGGCCTCTTGCGTGTTTTTGAATGGTTTATTGACTGTCGGAGCCATCGCCGTGCTGCCTTGCTTGCCAAGAACCTTGCCGGCAGACTCGGCACCTTTGGCGAGTTTCGCCCCTTCTTCTTTCGCCGCGAGAACCTTTTGCTCGTACTCCTGTTGGATGGTCTTAATCCGCTCATCGGCCTTGAACTTATGAAAAGCGGTGTACTCATCGGCAAGAGGATCTGCATCCAGGTATGGCTTCAACACGCCGCTTTGCAATGTTGCCTCATAATCAGGGTTTTCCTGAAGAAATTTCCCCTGGATCTTGGCAATCTCGCTCTGCTGCTGCTGCTGGCTCAACTGGCTCATAACCGTTGACGCCGTGCGGTTGGAATTGATCGCCAGGGCTTGTTGCATCCCTTCAGCGATACCAATTTCACCTGAATCCATTTTTTGATACAGATCGTTGAGCAATTCGTCCTCACTCGGCCCTGCTGGCTGTCTGGTCATTTCCTCAAACTTGGCCCGCAGTGCGCCAATCTCGGAACTCTGTTTGCCGATCATTGATTGACTGGCCTGCAACATCGCTTCGAGTTTGGCTATACTCTCGTCAGGTTTGGCTTCCTGCTTATCCTCTTTGGGGGCTTCCGCTTCAACCTTGACCTCTTCTTTCGGCGCCTCTTGATTGTCCGCTACGGATTCCGCTACGGGATTCATAGGGATCGAGCCTGCCGGTACTTTATTTTCGTCTTCCATTGTGTTTTCCTTTATCGGACCTCTCGGGCTACCCGACTAAATTTCTCGCCGCGTTGACTGCTCGACGATATTGTTTTTTTTGAGATAGCGGTTGTAATCGCTTCTCGTTTTAATCTTGTTTTTATCACCGCTGCATTGCAGGCATCCGAGCGCTTCCGGGTGACGCATCCATGCGGGCATGTCGTCACCGATGACCAATCCTGCCGAGAGAACCTTTCTGGCCTGCCCGCCGCATTTGCACGGAACCGTGTCAGGTTTCTCGGCTATCTTGAAAAACTGGTCTTGCTCTTTGCCGCAGTTACAGCGGTAGGAATAAAGTGGCATGATTAACTGAAGGCCACTGAGCCGATGTTCTCGACGATGACAAAGCGAGTATTCGACACACCAAACACCACGAGCGTTTCGCCGGGGGCGTTGAATGTCGCCACGTCGTTCGTCCCGTCCCAGGTTCCCGCGCCGAGAGTTACGGTATGGCCGTGGGTGCCTGCGTCGATCTGGGTAATGACCAGGAAGCGGCCTTTAGTGGGTGTGGCAAGAGTCATGGCAAGGCCCGCCGACGCAAGGTTCAACTGGACAAACGAATCATCAGGTAAGGCACCTGACGCTGTGACGATTGACTCAGGGAATACCAAGCCTTCAGGTGTTAAAAATCCGTCAAGCTGGGTGTCGATATAACCTTTAACGGCTTTCTGTGAGGCAACGCGCTTGTCACTGTTCGCGGCAAGCAGGGCGTCGGTATCGAGCGGGATAACAGGATTGCCACCGCCGACAGCTACAAGTTGGTCAGTTGTACTCATTTCTCATCCTTTAGGCGGTAGCGCCTGTTTGGGGTTGCCGTGCAAACTCCATTAGTTGCACGATTGTTTCTTGTGGTACGCCTGCGTCGATAAAGATTTTCGCGGCCTGGTCAAGCGCATCGCCTGATTCAGCCATGCGCTCTACGATTGCCCGCCAGTTGGGGAAATTCATGGTTTCAAGGAGTGCTTGAGAGTCGATTGCGCCCTTGTCGAACAGGTCTATTGCTTGCTCTTTCACCTCAAGAGATGTCTGGGTAATGGTCGAACCTGATTCCACCACGTACTGGAACTTGCGCCCGATGAGGTCAAGGCCGCGAATGCCGGTCACGGAATCGTCAACCTTGATGGGGTCGGTAGTGACGCCGAAATTCTGGAAGAAGGAAATTGCCATGCGTCCGCGCTGCCGGATGAGGTAATCAACCATCCGGATCTTGTGACGCATCAGGACTTGGTTGCGTTCCTGTAAGGCAACGATTGCGGATGCTGCGACAATTCTGTTCGGCGTGTCGCCCCGGTCGGCGTCTTCGATCTGGTAAACTCTGTCGAACATGCCGGTCAGCATCTCGATGAGCCTGGTAGTGTCTGCCGGTAGGCTCGGCACATCGATGTAGTGGATACCTGCGCCAGCATTCCCAGTTATAGGGGTGAGAATCAGCCCGGGATTATTATTGACATCATCCTCTGTGAGCCCGGTATCTTGCGGGAGCACCAACGGCGGCAGCATTACCCTAGCCAGGTAGCGATACATCCTGCTTAAAAGCTCGCTGATCTTCTCGGCCAAATCGCCTACCTGCTCGGCTGCGGAGAAACCCCATGGGCTGGCCGGATCGCGATATGAAACTGCGGTAGAGTACGGGAAATGATCGTACAAATAGGTGTTGGATTGTTCCTCGCGAGACAGTTCAGGATTAACGTTCGGGTTCGGCATGTCGGCGCAAACCAGATCTCCGCCGTTTGCCATGGTTATCATCCGTATCCCGCCAGGATACTTTTTCCGCTGCTTCGGAGTGATGCCATCTTCTGCGAGTACCGGGGCTCCAGACTCGTCTGTCATCGGCTCCATGCTGTTGTCCCGCACGAACAATTCAACGACCAACGCCCTGTCCTCACCCCCCTTGGAGTTGGCGCGGGGATGCATGGTCTTGCTGCCGTACATCGAGGCGCTGGCACTCTTGGTTGGTTGCGGGCGGTTCTCTTCGCGCTCCTCCCCGAGAATTGAATAAACCTCATCGACATTGACACTGCCTGGTTCGAGGTCGAACATCGATTCAACGGCATCGGGGCGTATCGCCGTGGCCATGCCGACATAAGGCGCGTCGTTGGGCGATAACCAGTTGCCGGGGGCGATGACATAACTGTACGGGTCTATGACCACCACGGAACACTCACTGTAGTGAGAGTCATACACGCCCTTCTCGATGGTGGTGCCGTATATCTCCATGCCAAGCGCTGAGTCAACGAGGACGTTTATCTGCTCGGTGGTGTTCCACCAGTCTTTCATGCGGACGGTGACTTTCTTGTCGGAATCGTCGGGGATCGGCTCGCCGGTCTTGGGGTCGAGCAATGGTTGTCCTTCCTGGTCAACCTGATATCCTCCATCAAGAGAAACGACTTCAGCTGCAGGGTTTTTTGCGGTGAGGTTGGCGACGGTGCGCTGGACGTTGCTGAAAATGAGGTTGGCCGTTACAGCATGTTTATTTCGTAAGGACCGCTGTACTGCGCCACCTCGCCATATCCTGTGGTTTTCCTGCCAGCGTTCTTTGAGTAACAGCCTCTCTTTCTCGGCCTCGGACACCATAAAACAATTGTCCCAGAACCAGCGGCCTACGTCTGGATGGCCTTCTGGCGGGAGATTTGAGAGTGTCCACTTTTCCATTTAATTCTTCCTCGGTCTGCCTGGTTTCTTTGGCTCAACTGCTGTGTACTCATTCCCCGCCCATTCCTTCCGCCCCATCTCATCGGCATATTGCTCCGCATCAATTCGCACCCGCGCCGGGTTTCCTTCGCGATACGATCCACCGCACTCCGGGCAAATCAGGTTATCTTGAATGGTTGATTCATCCTCGATGAACGATGACCAGCCATTTTCGACGTATTGCTGTTTGAGCCTGAACATTGAGCCATTCGGCGGCAGGTCGGGATTATAGCGGTCGGTTGTCGAGTGGAATCGCTCATTGCAATTTGGGCAAATTACGTCAGCCATTATTTCTCCTTCCTCAATCCTTCCATAGCCAACGCCGCGCCCATCCGTTCATTCATCTGCTTCACGATCGGCGGCAATCCATCCTCGTTGTCATGCTTGGTTTCTGAGGCAAATTCGTCGATAACTATTGGCCCTTTCCCGCGCTTGATTTGTTTCGGAAATAGCGCCTCATGGCTCTCGCGCTTGCTCCTGGAGACGAGGTAACCAGTAACGAGTGCCGAGAGAATGGCGATGAGCCCGCTCATTGCGCTCATTGCCAAAATGAACCAGAGTATTTCTGTAGTCATCACATCCCCGATGATGCCGGGAAAGCATCGTCTAAATTTCTCGCCCTGGATTTCTTGTTGCCAAACACGATATCGAAATCCTCTTGCGCCGTGGTCTTCGGTATCTCTTTCGGCGCCTTAAGCACTGCCGGGTGCGCCTCATCGATTACCCGGCCAATGATGGAGGCTGCGTCAACCTCATCGTCATTTGCACCAGTTGGGAATCTGAGATATTGGTCAATTACCGCATCGCCTTCCGGCCCTTCAGGGATATGCACCCTGCCCATTGCCGCCATAGCTTGGAAAGGCTGGGCTTTGGTTGGTTTGTCCTTGCCGTGCGGAGATACCGGCTCAATCCTGCAGAATATCTTTTTCTCGATCATTGACCGTCCGACAAAACCACTGACAGCCTTCCAGTTGTTGTCATCCTCCGGAAACCAGGCAAATGGCTTGTGTGACTTGATCATCACCAGAGCTTTATCAATCGACTTATCGATAGTCTCCTGCGCCCTGAACCCGCCAGTTCGCAACCAGAGATCGCCGGTCGAATCAACCCCCCACATCCGGAAACAGTTATAGTCGTTGTGGTCCTCGCCTCCTGGGGCATGGTCTGAAGTCATGTAGTGATTCAGTTGCGTCGGCTGCTCGCCAATACGATATCGCTGAAACCAATCACGTTGAAAGAACGTGCCTTGCGGCGGTTGCGGACGCTGCTGAAACAGGGCACTCCATGTCCTGACCTGCGTTTTAAATCCTTCAAAATGTTCCGGTGTGAACCACTCAGGCCAGAGATAATCTCCTATTTTTCGGCCCAGCGGGTCATCATTGCGCTCACACTGTGCCGGGATGCAGACCACATACCATTGCCGACCGTCGCGGCAGTCGATCAAACCTGTCTCGCCATCGTAATTTTCAGGCAGGATTTTTCCCGACAGGTCGTTTTCGCTCCATCTGGTTTGGATGATGATTTCAGCGCCACCCGGAACGAGGCGTGTTCGAAGATCGTCCTGGTATGCTCCCCATGTCTTTTTCTGAATCGTCTCGCTATCGGCTTCCTCGCGACCCTTAACCGGGTCGTCGATGATGAGCAGGTTACAGCGGTTTCCGGTGATGCCCGAGAGAATGCCGCCACTCATATATTCCGAGCCGTTGTCGATGGCCCAGAAATCGGCGGCGCCGGTATCGCTTGAAATGGTTGTGCCGAATACGTGTTGAAACTTCTTGCTCCTGACGATCTGTCGCGCCCGCCTGCCGTGTTTCTTGGCGAGGTCAGAACCGTATGAAGCAAGGATTATTTTGTAGTTGGGGATTTTCCCCATGATCCATGTGGGGGCAACGACTGAACCAAACGTTGATTTTGCCGACCCTGGAGGCAGGAAGAACATAGCGCGGGGAATCTCGCCGCTCACCACTCTCTCGAAAACTGACATGATCAGCGCATGGTGGTCGGCTATGCCGGTTTCTACCGGGGCCAACTCCCACTGACTTTCGTCGTCATCGACCGGCACCCCGGGGATATCAATGAATTTTGAATAATCGAGCAGGGAATCTTTGGCACGTTTGCGCCTGAGGAGTTCGGCGGCTGCTTCTTGGCGAGTGACTTTAGCCATTCGCCGCACCAATTATTGACATAAGGTCGTCGGTGGACATATCAGACAAGCCACGGCCTTGCTGTGGGGCGCTCTTGTCGGCAATCCCGTAAGCTCTGCATTCACTTTCCATCGCTTTTGTCCACGACTCGATAAGTTTCTTTGCCGAGTCAACACGGCCGCCGAAGGAGATTATCTTGTGATAAATCTCTGACAGTTTATCAACTCGCGCTTCCGGGTCGGCCATCAATTCCCCGAGCTTGCTCAATTCTTCCAGGCTTGCGTTTTGGATTTTCAACTCATCAAGCATCGCCTCAACCACATGGCGATTGTTTGTGGAACGGTCCATTTGCTCGGTGCGTATTTCGGCCTGGCTATTGGCGTTCGCGTCCTCAATTTCCCTTTCAGTTGGCCCAATCGTACCTTTGCGTACTAACGACTTGCGTACTATGTCATCGGCTTTCGCCTGAATCCGTTCAGAGATATCTCGCGGCCAACTCTCGGCTTTTGCCCGCTTGCGAATCGCGCCCTCGGTGATACCAAATTCTTCGGCTATATCGCGCAGAGTTCTTTTACCTGCTCGGTAATGGGCTGCGACCTTCTCCCAATCTGCTTTGATTTTTGCTGCCATATTCCCCAAAATAAAAAAGGCCCCAGCCATGCGCGATGCATAACTGGAGCCTTTAACGGTGAGTCCCGGAACAACGTGGGAGTCGTCAGGAGTCCTATAAATTGTGGTGAGTATAAATCATTGTTGCAAAAATAACAACATTACGTTGCAAGATTCGCAATATTCATTCTTTTTTTCTTGACACGTTGCAAAGAACCGTTGTTCAGGCTGAGTTTTTCGACCGTAGAGAAAACGACATCCACGGTCCGGGCCGAGCCTTTGTGCTGGCCAATCGTAATGATAATCTCGCCCTCCTCTCCGGTGTAACCAGGGATCGATGGGATGGCGTCAATTAGTTGATGGGCTCGTTGTATGGCTTTGTTCATACAGGTATTTTACGTGATTGTTGCGTAAAATGCAATGTTTTAGGTTTGGTGTTGAGTTTGAGGTAATGTGGACTTTTTTTCTCCACTAGTGCATTTTTTTCTTGATTTTGTGTTACATGTGTAATACATTAGTAATCAAGAGGAAGGGAATAGCCCAAGCCTCACTGCTGAGAGCGCACCGAAGGGGAGCGCGAAAGGAGAGTAAAATGAAAAACGTCATCAAAGCAAGAATTATCGCCGCCGCCGCAGCCATCGGGTCTACCAGTACCACCGTTAAAGGTTCCCATAAATTTATCCTGACCCGTCAGAGCCATCCATTCCGCAGCGTGTTAACTAGAGATATCCGGTCCCGCGCCAAATATCTGGAAAAACGCACCATGTCCCGAGAAGCCCGCAGGAAATCCGCAATACCCTTTGGTGCCGACAGCGCAGCCGAGATTCGCGAAGAACAACGCCGCTGTTTCCCCCAGCGAAAAAACTGGACATCCCCGGAACCGTCAATGGCCGACCGTGATGACTCATGGACTGCCGAGTACAGCCTGGGGCGGTACTCCACCCGTTGCACATACACCAAATGGGAGTACACCGCCAAGGCCACCTGCTGGGCTATTGACCGTGGCAAACTCGGCCTTGAGTTCCACTGGAAGGACACCGTGAGTTTTCTGCAAGCTCCCGCAGGTTACAAGTGGCAGAAAGACCGGAACGGCATCCGTCTGGTCAGTTTGACAAACGACGACAAGGATTACCATCCTGACTCTGACAACCTGCGAAACTACAGTAAAAAAGCTATAGCGCAGACCATCAACAGGCTTTACACCGCCCGAAAACAAGCCGAGCGAGATATGGCTAGGGTCGCACGTCGGGCGAAAAACCAGGACCGCGATAATCTGAAGGCAATCCGAAAAGCAGAGCGCGAAGGCGCTATGATCTGTGTCAAAGACAGCACCACCGCAGGAAACTGCCAGGCGGGGACAATTGCTTTCGCCAATAGGCATAACCTCAATCCGACCAAGCATTACCGCCCCACCGAATTGTTGGCGATAGCAAACGGCGATGCCCACCGCGTCCGCTTGGCAGTGGCTGTTGGGCTGAGAAGACACTACCGAGAGATCCGCGCAGGCTTTTGCGAACTGGCAGACCACGTAGCATAATCACAATTACCGAGCCGGGCGGAATCCCGGCAAAGGAAATATCATGAGTAAGAAAACCACAATTTACATCCCTGATAATGCTGAGAAAATCCTTTCTGCCCTTGGGTTAATGGAAAAAAGAGGGACGTCAGGAGGATTGGCAACTATCGTTGAGCGGTATGCCAGAATTACCGCCGAAGCGACTCCCGAGTTGACAGAGGCGGAATGGTGCTGCTTCTGCGACGCCAATAACGGTTGCGGGGTTTTTCTCGCCACCGGCGGCCATGATCAGGCCGAGTCTGCATGGGCAAATGTTGCCGACTCAGTGCCTGATGGATTAGATGAAAAATGGGGAGTATCATGTCTGAAACTTGCCGAGAAAATAAGGCTGATGACTTTTGTGGGTAGAGTGGCGGTTTGGGATGTTGCGGCGCGCTTCTGGTCATCTCCACGGCTGAACGATCTAACAGCAAGGGAGTTACTGGTAGAGGCTGGGGCAAAAATAAGGAAATAATTCCCAACCAATGGGGTCGCATAGGCCCCATTGGTGTTCTCCTTAGCTACCTTCTCTCCACCATCATCTGCACAACCGCCCCGCCGATACCAACCGGCCGCCGATGCCTGGAGAACCCTTCTTTCCATTTCCGGAGAATTATAGGCGCCAGTGCCGTCCGGTTCTTCGCCGTGATGCAATAAACCTTCATTCCCTCTTTCATGCGAACTCCTTCATCTCCAAAATTCTGTAAAGCTCATCGATGAGATAAGCCGCCTTGTCGAATGCCCCGAAGTCGGCGCCGGCCGGATCGCGAAAGTTGATCAAGGTATTGACACACTCCTGAATTGGTGTGAGCATCGCCTTTCTCGCCGGGTTATGGCCCTCGATCTCCATCAGGTCAGTCATCACCCGGTCGCACATCCGGATCAATGCCAAGGCCGAGTATCCTGAATCAGGAGTATCGTAGACGAACCGTTTGAACTCCTCTCTGCGCTCCTTGATCCAACGTGGGTTGCTCATGCACGGCCAATAGATGATTGCATGTTGGCAGGCTTTAAATCCGTCAGTCATCGAGCGCTTGATATCCACCCGGGCGAAGGCATGGGTTTGGCGCAGGGTTTCGAGGCAGCCAGCAACTGTCGCAATCATGACGAGGGTTTGGTCGGTTTCTCTACTCATATTCTCTTCGACTCCTCGGCGGCCAGCCATTTCTCCATCCTAATTTCCATCTGCGCCGTGATCGCTCCGCACAGCTCCTCCGCTATAATCCGTTTTTCCGACATCGCCGGGTCGTTCTCCCTGGGGCCAGTGACCATGACGAACGTTTCCCCGACGACGAGATACCAATTCTCCCCAAGAATTTTTACTAACGTCCTGGTACAGGCTGCCGGCACATCGCTTTCATGGATCGTTTCTGTTGTTTGGCTCATTTCGATTCCTTTCTATTTTTGATGGAAAAAACATCTTGAGACGGTGGCGTGAGACGGGATGACCTTCCACGTTTCACATTCCAAACCGTCTGCATCTATGTCGATCGATCGTAAGCACCTGCCGTATGTATTCCCGGCCGCTCTCTCGAATTCTGCAGCCGGGATAAACCTGCCGCATCCATGGCAGTAGTTCGTCGCGTGAATGAGTGCTGTGGGCATCACAGAGGGAATTCTGAAGGTTGAGCGCTGGGGGGATTGTGAGGAAGGTTCGGGAGTGGTGATGGCAATGACCGGCTGTTCCTTTTTTGCCGCTTTCAAATATGCAAAACTCATCACCGCGCCGGCCGGCCTGGATGGAATCCTGACAGCGGGAGAAGGTCCTGAAGGGGGAGCAGTGACCTTTTGCTCCTGCTCAGGTGTCTTTTTGTTTTTCAGGTGCGCGAAGCTGAGAATTGCCATTATCTATCCTCTTCCTGTTTTTTACTTGGTTAGTCGTCTTTTAGTCGGTTTGTTTTTCATCAATAATACTAACTAATTAACAAGTAAGACAACTAAGACAAGTAAAAAGAGATATATTATAATAATAAGGGAAGGCCAAAAAACTTTTAGTAAAAATGGTTTTTCCGCCGTGGTGCAATTTTTCCAAAAAGTTACTCGAATAGGTGTCTTACTCGCCACTACATTGATTTTTTTAATCTTTTCCGAGACACCTAGCTTTATATTCTGAAGTGGTAGTTGTCTTTTGTTAAAACTGGTCACTGAATGGTAGTGGCTCTTGTTTTGCTCCATTCAGGATAGTAATTTCTTGATCTTCAAACTTGATTTTTGTCGTTTGTGTAAATGCGTCTTTTGCAACTGATAGTGCGGGGAGAAACAAACAATCCAGCACTTTCCCGTTGGCGCCTTTCATTTTTCTTCTCTCAGGTTGCCCGCCATCCCAAATTTTCCAAGTATTCCGCCAGAAATGAACTTCATTTTTAATATACCTCTCATTCTGAACCCGGCACCATTGGGTATATTCGGCGTAAACCTCGTATTTGTAGACAGCTCCAGGCCATAGTTCATTGATCGGCGCTACGTCCTCAATGAGGTCTGATTTTACCGGCACTCCTGTTTCCTTGTGCGACAGCATATACCCCCGATCAATCACGCTGTGCCAGAAGTCCAGGACCGAAGGGAGCGACTCCTGAACCTGCTCAGAAAGGCCGTCAGTGATAGGCGCTTTTCTCAGGTCAATGTCGCTGTAATCATGCCTCATCAGGTCGTACATCATCGCCTCTGCCCCGCCGTTTCTGCGTTCCTTGGCAATTTTCCCGAAATATTCGGTGTTCTGCTTGAAATCCTCGGACGGCTCCAGCACACAGAAACGCCGTTCATCTCCGGTGGCCGGCACAACCCACTCCTCATTCGAAGCAATGATGACATTGATGTAGTTCCCCAGGGTGATTGAATCGATTCCTTTGGGCTCAAAGAGGATTGTCGGCTCGGTGATCAGCTGCTTCAATTTACCCTCGGCCTTTTTGTCACCGCCCCACACCGCTTCATCCAGGAATACCACCAATGATTTCGATAGGTGCATGTTGAACCGGCCGGTAAAACTCTCGGAATCAGATATTGGTAAAAAGGCTTCACCAAAGATTGACCCGAAGTAGTTGACGAAAACACCTTTACCGATGCCCTTGCCACCCTTCAGGACAATTGCGACGCCTGGCTTGTCTCCACCTGGATCTTGCACCGCCCGAGCCATCCAGGCCATGACATAGGCAAAATGTTCGGCATTGCTATCGCAGATCACCTTGAAGATGTGGGACCGCATGAGGGACCAATCGCCCTGCTTGGGCTCAAGGGGGAATCCCTTGAAGAGATTGTAGACGTTCGGCCTGGTCTTCTCTGAAGGATCGAAGACAACATCATCATAGGTCCGTCGACCGTTCCACGTCATCCAGGTTTTTGCCAGTTCCCTGTATTCAATATCCCTGTTCTCGCCCACAGGGACTCCCACCCGGGTGTTGGCAAAGTATGAGTAGAGGGAGGTTATTTTTAAAAAAGAAAGAGTGTGCTTCCGGGCGGCATGGTCATAGCCCTCCTTGGCTATCCGGAAATCTCCACCAAGAAGCACCGCGGCATACTCCTTATTCATCTTGGCCAGGGCCTCGATGGTTTTAGGCGGATAAAAACCGTCATCACCGGCCTGATCTGGTGCATTTGGATCCTGGACAGGCGGCTTCCATTGCATCGCCGTAAAGGGAATTGCTTTCTCGAACTGCTTTCTGATACCTCCCCCGGAAGGATCTGTCTTGAGAAGGTCGTTGAAATCGAGTTTTGCCGGGTTGGTTGAGAAACAGGTATCATCCGGCGAAACCAAGAAAGCCTTCCTTCCTTCGCGGGACGCTTCGAATCTCTCAGCAAGGACATATGCCGCCTTTTGCCCCGGCATGCTGGATGATTCTTTTTCCCGCACAGGATCGGAATCAACTGCCAGATATAAAACGTTCGTTTCGTCCGGGATAATCAACCCCTTCATCCCAGCCGTTGAGAGAGCAGCCACGCCGTTTTTGCCGGTGGCCTGGATAACAGAGAGGACGGTTTCAATTCCCTCGCCTACGACGATTTCCGCCTTATCTCCCTTGCGGTTGAACCATATTCCCCGGCCGTCGCAAGGTCCGTGCATCTTGGCGCCGGTCTTCTTGTGGTTGTCGAGGTCAATGAACAGGCGCTGGACGGCGAAAACCTTTTCGTCTGCAGGCTGTGACGCCGCGGCCACGATCATATTATTCGTTTCGCCGGTTTTCTTGTCGGTATAGGAATTCCATTTAAGGCAAACAGGCAATGGATCTATCGTTATTCCCCGTGAGGCAAAATACTGCTTGGCATGGTCGAGGCCGTCTTTGTCAGACTGCTTCCAGATATAAGATTCCTTTTCCGGTTCGGTTTTCTCGGGAGGTGCTTCAGGGTGTTCGGTGGATTCCGGTGCGGCCGTGGGAGATAAGGGGGGATTGCCGGCATGAGATGATTTCTTCCCGTTCTTCTTTTCAGGCGCCCACTCAGGTAAGAGGCCCATACTTCTCAGGGTATCCTTGACCTCTGCGAAGTTACAGCCTGTATGGCAGAATACATCGACATCACCATTGCCTTTGTCGGTCACGGCGAGGGATGGTGTTTTGTCGCCATGGACCGGGCAACATGTTACCCACCCTGCTCCGTTCTTCTCTTCTTTACCATGGCCCAATGAGCGGGCAATTTCCCCGGCGAGTGACATGTATTTCCCTTTTTAAAAAAGAACCAAGAACATCAGAGAATTTTAAAGATTTAGAAAATGTTCAGTTAGTAGCAATCTTTCCTAACATCGCTCAAAAATGAGCAATTTGTTTACCTTTGTCGTTCCGCATCTCTTCCAGCCGGCAACCTTAAAACAGCATCCAGGGTTTGTTGATTTGACCCCTTCCTTTTTGACGTAGGTATAATGCCTTTCACCAGGCCAGCAGCAATCAGCAATCGCATCCGCTTGACGTATGAGTTCGCTACTAAGGTGGGCTGACTCGTTGCGGAACACCGCGCAGTTAACTCCTGTTTGACCGGAATCATCTTTGAACTTTCTCCACACAAAGCAGGCGTCTCCTTCCCATGTTCGCAGCACGATCTTTTCGCCTGGACCGCAGAACAATTTCCTCTCTCTTCCGTCAGCATATTGGTAGGCCGAGTAGTGCCGGTTGTAGAGGTCGAGACACGCTTTATCTCCATCTTTTGTTAGCCACCAAATAGGATTCAAAATTGCTCCATCGAGTGATTGATGTTACTTTCGATATAACCATTTAATTTAGTGTGAAAATCACACCTCCTCCCCTTTCAAAGCCAACTTCAAAAACGTATTCCGATCCCCGCTAACCACATTACTCAAGCCCCTCTTCACGGCTTTAAAAATTAGGCTGATTGGCGAGGTTATTATCCGCAATATATTGATCACGATATTTTGCAGCTTCTTCTGCTGTTTTGAAACCACCCTTACAATGCCTTTTGTTTTTGCTATAATAAACAGATGCCACAAAATTATATCCGTCATAGTGAACGCCCTTGAATCCAGATTTATTATCAGAACGTGTTCTTCTGTTATTATTATTTACATCTCTTGTTACGAAACGACAGTTATCGGGAGAATAGTCTTTGTCATTGTCTTTTCTGTCGATATACAAACCATCTTTCCAGCCGTTTTTGATGGCCCATTCAAAAAAAGAACGATTGTCATTAAGCCACTCTTGGCATATCTTTATTCCTCTACCACCATAATCGGCATAACCTTTAACCGCCTGGTTATAACAACGGCTTTTCATGTTTGTCCAAACCTTCTGTAGTGGTGTCTTTGACATACCATGAGTAAGTGTCGCTGTTTTTCTGTACTCTTTACCGTAACAGCCACAAGATTTTACCTGTCCCCGTCTTAGGTTTACAAGATCAGCTGTTTTAATGGTTCCACAGTCGCAACGATAATTCACCTTACGAACCCCATTTTTCGATATACCAGCGAATGATATAACGGTTGTATGGTAATTTCTTTCTCCAACTATATCTGACTCAACAAATCTTTTTCCGCCCATTTCGTCACCTATATTAAGTTATTGTTTAATGGTGTATGTAGTCAACAGTACCACATATTCTTATAATTCACCACCTAACTTTAACTTGATATATGTATTTCTTTCACCAGACACCACATTGCTTAAACCTCTTTTGATCATTCTCTTGTCACCGACAATATGTAGTTCCTGGCGAAACCTAGAAACAGCTGTATAAAAAATACTGCGGCTGGCCATGTAATAATGACTGGAGTGAAAAACCAAAACCCCATGCTTAAACTGTGAGCCCTGACTCTTGTGAATGGTCATGCAGTAACCCAAGGCCAATTCCTTTATATCCTTGCTCTCCCGGTACGTGACCAACTGCCCATCGAAGTCAACGACAATGATCTCCTCGCCGTCAAAGTCCATGCCGATCTTTTTGATTACCCCGCCGAAACCATTGAAGACGCCCAGGTTGTAATTATTTTTGGTCTGCAACACCTTGTCTCCCACTCGGAGTGTCAACCAGGCAACCTTGATCTGTGCCTTGTTGGTGGCTGCCGGGTTCAACTCCTCCTGCAGGTATTTATTCATGGCGTCGACACCTACCACGCCGGTCTTCTGTGGGGCCAACACGGCATAGTCGAGGCCTTGCTCATGCCATGGCCGGCATATCCCGGCGACGATTTCCGGAATGTTCTCCTTGTCGTCCTCTTCTATCATGAACATGTCGTCCTGCAGGATGCCGCCAAGGGTATTTTCTCCCGGCCGGCCAAAAGTGGGCATCTTGCCGTCCAGGATCTTTAAGCAACCATCGGCAATGAGTGAGCCTTGGGCCTGGCGATGATTGGTGGTCAGGCGGTTGATAATGTCCTGGCTGCCGCAAGTAATCAGGTCCGTGAATGGTTGCCCGGGCGCCACAGGGGGTAGCTGGTTCTCGTCGCCTACAAGAATGAGAATACACCCTTCAGGCAAGGCGTCGATCACCCTGAAAAGGAGAAGACTGTCGACCATGGAAGCCTCATCCAGAATGACGAGTGTTGCGTCCAGGGGATTGTCGTTGTTGAAGGTCCAACCGAACCTTGGATGGAACTCGAGGAGCCGGTGAATGGTCTTCGCCTCGTTGTAGGTTTCAAACTCTGCCAGGGCGAAAGCATCGTTGATTACCTTCGATGCTTTGCCTGTGGGGGCTGCAAGGTATGTTGTCTCGTTGGTGATTTCATTACTCTCGTCAGCCCACAGTTGCTCGAGAAGATGCTGAATGGTGAAAGTCTTCCCTGATCCACCGGCCCCGATAAGAAGATAAATACGAGACGAGAGACTTGATATTCTGTCGACTGCTTGCTGCTGGGAAAGGTCAAGTGATATGGTTTCGGTTTCGGTGGTCATGAATTCTCTTATTTTGTTTTCTGAAAAGGTATCAGTTAGAACCAACCTTTCCCTAACATTATTTTTTAACAATAAATCTCTTGTGCTTCTCGACAATATCCAGGTATTTTGAAACTGGACAGTCGGCGGCGGAATGGTGAGCGGCAACCCCGCTACC